GGACGAGATGTTTCCGTTCAGCGAAGAGGATGCCTTCGTCGCAACCGGAGCAAAGTTTTTCACCAATGATAGTCTAACGCTGGCCATGCGGCGCGCCCGCAAGCGGCTGTTATTGTCTTACCGCTATCTGATGTCCGACCAGTGGGCCGCGACCGGCGTCGTCGAGTGCTCGCCCAAACAGGCAACACTGAAGATCTGGGAAGAGCCCGTCAGCAATGGTGTATATTCGATTGGATGTGATCCTGCTTACGGCTCTTCTGACGATGCTGATCGCTCTGTTATTCATGTGGCCCGATGCTACGCCGATCGCCTCATTCAGGTCGCCGAATTCTGCACCACGGAAGTATCGACTTATCAATGTGCTTGGGTGCTTGCTCATCTTGCTGGTTATTATCGTAACGTATCTGTCAATCTGGAAATAAGCGGCCCCGGCACCACGGTGTTCGACGAGCTCGAGCGGCTGCGCCGCGAACTGGCATTGTTGGGGCATGCCACCGACGACAAAATCGAACTGCAAAATATTTTGTCGGCGATGAAATACTACATGTACAAAAAACCCGACAATCCGCAGGGCGGCCTGGTCTACCAGTGGCGCACCTCGAGCTCGGAAATAAAAAGCGTGCTGATGAACGGCTTCAAGGATGCCTTCGAACTAAACCGCCACCTCGTCTTCTCGCTGTATTGCCTCGAGGAGATGAAAGGCATAGTGCTCGAGGGCGGCCTCATCCATGGCGAAGGCCGCAAGAAGGATGATAGAGTAGTCGCGGCGGCATTAGCTCACGAGATGTGGCGCCGCTGGATCCAGCCGCGCCTGCACGGCGCCGGATTAACCTACGCGGCAGCGAGCGCCAATGACGTCAAAGGCCCGCCAACCCAGGTCGAGAAAATCGCTATCGATTATCTGCGCCGTGCAAAAATCCTGGCGCCAGGACAAAATCTCGGAGAGGCCGCAACAGATAGCGGGTCGAGCACGCCCGGAACTGTCGTCGGCAAGACGTTTCGCGTCACTGCTCGGCGAACTCGATAACGCCGCGGCCTTGCTGCCCGCCGCGCTCGCCGAGGAAGCTGAAATCCGCGGCCACCTACAGCGCTTTCGCTTTGACCCGGAATTCCGCGGACCCGCCGGCCGGGTGCCTATCACCGCCTTCGCCCGGCTCGTCAACGTATCGCCGCAAGCGCTCTACAAGATCATCGGCGGCGCCCACATGCGCTACGACACCAGAGCGCGCGTCGCCGCCGGCATTAAAGTGATCCTGCAACGCGGCTTGCGCTGGCACCGCCGCAACGATACCTGGCATCCAAATCATGATCATCCGAACCTACTCTTGCCTGAATAGACGCTGCCAGGTCACCTTTGACAGCGAGCTCGATCACCCGCCGTGCCCGCACTGCTTAGGCCTGCGCGTGCAATGGATCCCGCGCGGCTTCGGCATCAAGTCTGATCGAACCACCCAGATCGACAAGACCGCGAAAAACCTGGCCGGCGATTTCGGCATGAGTAATTTTCGCACGCCGCAAGCCGGTCAAAGTGCCAGCAAAGGCCCGCCGCAACCAACCGCTACAGGTCGCAACGTGTTCGAACCACAGCCGGGCTGGCGCATCAGTTTGCCCGACAGCGCCCTGCAAGGCGGCGGCCACGCCGTGTGCGCGCCGACCGGCGTCACTGCCAAAATCAAGGTGGATCCCAACCAAGGCGCGCTGAAAGCCGACCCGCGTATCGATATGCGCTCAGTCACCAGGATCGAAGCCTCGCATCGGAGCAACAAATGATCATCCCGCGCAGCGATCCGTTCCGCAGCGACAAGGTTCTCGAAATCCGCGACGCCTGCACCGTGTCACGGGTCGAGCGCCAGGAACTTTATTTGAAACGCCGAAAATATTTCATGTTCGGCTCCGACGATTATCGCCAGGTGCGCTACAACCGCCTGGCCGCGCATACCGACCTGGTCGCAAGTTTTCTTTATTCCGCCGATCACGCCAAATATACGCTCGCTCCGCCGCGCAACGCACAGCCCTTGGTCGAGCAGCAGGCGCTGGCGCTGCAAGACCATTGGAATGTCCAGTTCCGCGACAGCGGGCTCGCTTACATGTACGCCGGCGCCGTGCTGTGGTCGCTCATTTACGACAGCATGTATCTCAAAGTCGGGTGGAACGACGAGCGCGAGCGGCTCACTGGCACGCTCGTGCAGCCGCATCAGTTCGGCGTCTATGACGAGCGCGAGCCCGACCTCGACAGCCAGCAGGCCTTCGTCCACATCTATCGGCTGCCCTACGACAACGCGGTGTTGCGGCTTTATCGCGCCGGCATGCGCGATCGCGTCGACGAGCTCGGCGTTGCGGTGGGTAGCGTCATCGAGGACATGCCGCCGGTGCTCAAGCAACTTTTAATAACCCAGACCGGCGGCCAAAATCTAAGCGGCAACATGATGGGCCAGGCGCCGCTCGATATTCAGCCGGTAATCCTCTACGAGCCGAAATCAAATATCCCGACGGTGGAGTTTCAGGAGCTGTGGGTGTGGGACGACGTCAACGAGGACTACGCGCAATTCATCATCGCCGATCCGGATATTATTTTGACCGACAGCCGCCAATCGATCGCTAAACGTAGTGGCACAAAGAAAAACGGCTCCAAGCAAGTCGAGCCGCTGTCGGCATCCAATGAATTCCTGCCGCAGGAGCACCCGTTCGTCGCGGTGACGCCTTACGAGCTCCCCGATTATTCCTACGGCGAGGCGCACAGCGAGCGCTTAATCCCATTACAGAACTGGACCAGCGAGCGGCTCGATCAGATTGCCGAAATTTTGGAGATGCAGGTCGATCCCTCGAAAGTGTTTTCCGGCTTCATGGGATTGTCGGACGAGAAGGCCGGCGCCTTCGGCGGCCCCGGAACCTGGGTTCTCGACGCTCTACCTAATGCCAAAGTCGACAAGCAGCTGCCCCAGATGCCCGAGGATCTGTTCGCCGAGTTCAAGGAGATCGGCGAGATATTTCTGGAAGCCTCGGGGCTGACGCAAACCATCACCGGACAATCGGCCGGCGGCGCCCGCGGCGGCAAGCAGAACAAACAAATGGTGACGACGGGTTCAGGCCGCATCAAGAAAACCGCGATCGCGCTCGAGCCGTCGCTGGTTCAGCTCGGTGACCTCGGCGTGAAATTAATCATGCGCAACGACGAGGAGGAATTGCAGCTGCCGGACGGCTCGAAATTCCTGCCGGCGCAGTTTGCCGCCGATCATTGGAATTTGCGCATCGCCGGCCACTCGCATAGCCCGCTGTTTGCCGACGACGCCCGCGACCTTGCCGCGCTTTTGTTCAAGGCGCAGGCGATCGACCGCGAAATGCTGGTGCGCTTGCTGTCGCCGCCGCAGGAGGATAGCATCATCTCCGCGCTGCGCGAACGCGTCAAAGCGGAAGCGATGCAAGCGCGACTGAACCCGCCCCAAGCAAATCCTGCGGGGCGAAAGGCAAGAGGAGGCCAGCATGGCCCGACGCAGACGGCATAAACGGCGCGGACGGCGCTGATAAATGCGGTCGCGCGATCTGCGACGATGGCGATCGCGCGGCACAGGTAGAAAATTCTGACGAGTAACTTTTAGCCGCTCTTTCCTTTGACGGGGTCGGGGCGGCTCTTTTTTGATGTGTAAATTGAACGCGCTCCCCTAACGCCGTAAAAATTGCGAGCTTCACGCGGAGTATTTTGTGCCGCCACCCTTTGGCCCGCCTCAACCGGCAGTACCACCGACCACGCCAGGCGGCCCGATGCCACCGCGGCCGGCACTGCCGGGCAATCCGATGGGCGGCCCAAGCGGACCAGGCGCGCCACCGATGGCATCACCGGGCGGCGGCGCCGGCAACGAGGCCGCCACCGATGCGCTGGTGTCAGGCGTCATGCAAACTCTCTACAAGGCTCTGCAGGCTTATCCGCTGGGTTCAAAAAAACAGCAGGCCGTTCTAAACGCAGTGCGAGCGCTCACCGCAAATTTCGCCAAGCAGGAAGGTCAGGCCCTGGTGCCGTCGGCCATCCAGCAAATGGCGATGAATGCCAAACCATCGGGCCCGATGGCCAACGCTCCGATGCCGCCGATCGCGCCGGCGCCGCCACCGGGCGCGCCCGGACCCGGCGGACCAGGCGCACCCGAACTCGCAGCATAGAAAAAAATAGGAGTAACCAAAATGCCAGCCAAAGAACCGTTCCACCCGAAAGCACGCGCGCCGTCGATCGAGCGCAAAACCAAGGACGGCCAGTTTCAGAACCCGCCGTCCTATCCGCAGCTCGGCGGTTTTTCCTCGTCCGGCAAAATGCCGGGCCACGATCGACCGCTGGCGCTGGAGAAAGGCGACCTGACCCGCAAGGGCAAGCCGATCTAATGCCGCGCACCGGGAAACTCATCGGTGACGATCGCAAGGGCAGCGTGCATCGGCTTACCACGCTGCGGCCAGGCCCGATCGGCGACACCGGCGCCGGCAAGCGCGCCGCCGATATGTTTGTCGATCCCTCGCCCTACATCTCGCTCGACGGCATCAAACCGGACCGCGATCGCCAGCCGTTCGGCAATGTCATGGGCGCACGCGACGAAAGTCACGTTCAACATCGCACCCGCGGCAATCACGGTCGCGGCTTCAAGAGCAAATAAATGGCCGACGAATTTGACAACATGCCGCAAGAAACTCTGCTCGAGCTCGGCAGGCTCGCCTTGCGATTATCGCGCAATGAAAAAACCCGGCGACCGTTCCTCAAGCAAGTAAAAGAAGTGGCGCCCGGCTATCAGTTGCCAGGTGATCAACAAGTCGAGGATCTGCGCGCCGAGCTCGCCGAGGCCCGTGAGAAAGAACAGGCCGAGCGCAAGTCGCGCGAAGTCACCAATCGGCTCGAAAAACAACGCGCCGGCCTGATCGACGGCACGCTGCTCGCCGGCCGCAGCTTCGACGACGCCACCGTCAAGGAAATCGAAGAAAAGATAATGACCAAGTACGGTATTTCGGATTACGAGGCCGGCGCCAAACTCTACCTGTCGGATTTCAAGCCGCCGCCGAACGCCAAGCCGAGCACCACCGCGACTTGGACCTTCCCCGACATTCCCGGCTTGAACGACGACCCAGCCAAAGCCGCGCGCGAGGCCGCGCATCAAGTCATCGACGAGTTCCGTCGCTAACAGGAGAGCACCATGCCGCAATTCGGATCCGGCATAATCCCGCAGCAAGGCGCGATAGCGAACGAGCTCGCCGCCATCACCCGGCGCGCGTTCTTGCCCAAAGTTTATATCCAGTTGTGGAAATCCACCCCGATCATGGCGGCGCTGCTTAGTCATGCGCAAGTTGCCAGCGGTGGTCTATCACCGATCACCGTGCCATTGCAGGGCAGTCCAATGGT